ACCTCTTGCATAATATATACCTTCTGCTAAAGTTGCTAGAGTACCTACGCCTGTTGCAGGATTGCTAATTGTATTTGTAGATTGAACTGTTAAAGTTTGAGAACCGTTTGATATATTTTCTCCTGCACTCATTCTTATAACATTAGTAAAATTAGTTGCAGATGAAGTATTAGTGTATTGCACGTACAATGTATCTGGATCGCCATTAGCTGCTACTAATACTTCTAATACTTTTGCTTGAATTGACGAAGTTGCTCCAACAAAAGTAGTTCCAACTAAAGTACTAGGATCACCCGGTAGCGTATTTATACTCGTATCTAGTTTTATAAACTCATATTTTGGATTAATGTTTGCGCCACCTGGTTTAACAACTGCTCCTTCTTTAAATATATTATCTCCAAATCTTTGTATTTGATTTTGTAATATAGTTTGAAGTTGTGTTAGTTCACGAGCTTGTAATGCTTTTCCTGCATTAAAAAGTATTTTATGATATCCGCTGCTATCAGCAAAATCATCTTTATAAGTTGTTCTAAATGCATTGGTTGTAAGTGGTGTAGACATATTTTATATTCCTTAAAGTGTTATCACAACTTTTATATCTTCTGTTTGGTTTGCTGACCTAAATACTGGTGCTCTATTTTCTATATATACGATGTCTCCAGAAAGCTTTTCTATATCATCTATGTCAAAAGCATTTGTATCTGCATCTACGCCAGAAGCAACTAGTGTTCCTGAAACTCCTCCGCCTTGTATAACTTCACCTTCAACAAATGATTTAAATCCAGTGAGTTCTGATTGATGAAAATAAAGTTTAGTTCCGTCAACATCATCAATGTGTGCTTGTGCTCCAGATGTTAATCCAGAAATAACAACATCTTTAAATGAAACACTTGCATCTGCTTGAAGAGTTAAATATCTTAAAACTTTTCCGCTTGGGCCAATAAAATCAGAATCACCACCAGCAACTTTAGGATCTCTTATTAAAGTAACTTGTCTAAAATCTTGATTAACAAGAAAGTCGCTATCTTGAATTCCATCAGGTTTTGTGTTGAACATTAATGATGTAGATTTAAGATCAATTCTAACATCTGCGCCTATTCCGCTGTCTGTTCCTAAAATTGCTCTTGCTGCTGCACCAGTGCCGCCTCCACCATTAAAAGAAACTCCTGCAAAATTATAACCTTGACCCATTGTCATTGTACTATCTGCACTTGAATCTAATTCTATTTTAACTACTGTTCCTCCACTAACAAATGCAGTTGCTGCAGCTCTTACGCCGTCGCCTTCAATTGTTACAGTAGGTGCACTTGTATATCCTGTTCCACCATTTGTTACTGCAACTCCTAGAATTTGTCCTGGAACGGCTGCATTTTGAATCAAAAGTTGCTCATTTTCAAGTATAGTTAAAGGTCTTCCTAATAAATCAGAGTCTAATATTTTTTCTATAGGTAAAAAGTTTGCAGATAAATATGTACTAGCTCTATTTGCGCCAATGGTATATAGAAATTTCCAAATGTATCCATCATCTGTTTTAAAAGGTTTTGATGCTAGTTCATCAGTTACTGGTTTTGTTGGTTTTATTGTTGAAGTATTAATAGTTCCAGTTGCACTTCTTCCTTGCTGTAAACATATATAAACTTGGTTGTCTTCAGTAAGTACATAATAGCTATTAGATGGTATTGAACTAAAATTATCATCATATCCTTGATATATGGAACCTGAAGTCCAATTATATCTTGGAATAACATAAGATAAATCAGATGTAGCTTTTATAGATTGCAAACCTGCTCTTAGATTTCTAATTTCTCTAGGTGAATTTAATGGATCTGGAACAGTTTCACTGCTATCCCATTGTTCCGACTTTCCTATTCCAATATAATACTTATGCGTATTAGAAGCAGTTGGAAAATACACTTCATCAAAGATTGATTGAGCTATTTGTTGCTTAAATGTATTTGTAATAATTGCAGCCATATTTTTTATTCCTTTATGATACTGTTGCTACACTGTTATTACCAGTTATATACCAAGCTGATCCAGACCAAATTAATGTAATTGAATCATATTGATTTAAAGTAATATCGTCAGTATTTACTGCGTCGTGATTAAAAGTAGCTGGAGTTATTGTAGCAGTACCTGCTTGTTCGTTTATAAAAATTTTATATTCACCTGTTGTAGTTCCATCTGCTACAGATATTGAAATAGCAGAGTTTGAAGCAATTATTATTAATGATGCCGATGCAGGAGCTGCGCCAGATGTTTCTATTATTGCAGAACTAAAAGCCAATTTAGCAACTTCAACTGAACCGGTTCCTTTACCTTCAAGTTTTAAATTAACATTAGTATCATTACCGTCAACTGATATTATAGGATTATTACCAGTGATATTATTTGATACTTTTATTTCATTAACAGCACTTGCTACAGAAGTAAATTTTATTATTTCTGCACCAGCTTGATCTGTAATTCCTCCGCCAATTTTAGGAGATGTAATAGTTTTATTATTTAATGTTTGAGTATTATTAGCAAATACCATTGTATCATCGCTAGTCAAAGCTGGAATTGTTATATTTCTATCTGCAGACAATTCACTAGGAATAAAAATATATTGATGATCATTAGACGTATCATCAATTTGTGGAGTAACAAGGACTGGTGAAGTCAACGTTTTATTAGTTAAATTATCAACTGTATCTTTTAAAACAATTGTTCCAGTAGCATCAGGCAACTGTATAGTTTTATCAACAGTTGTTGGATTGGTAGCCATTAGCTTAGTTTCAAAATCGTCTGCACTAGTGCCTTCAAATATAATTGCCCCAGTTCCATCAGAATCTTTTATTGTAATTAACGTACTTAATGATGAACTTTCTCCGCCAAATTGAACATAAAGTTCTCTAAAATTAGAATTTATTTTAGAACCAGCAGATCTAAGCGTATCGCCTGTGCCGTCGTTAGCTGAAGCTCCTATATTAATATCCTGTCTTGTCATTTTATTTCCTAATTATTAGTGTTATTTATACTAGAAAGATGAATCAGTTATCTCTCTAGTAAATATATCGTTATCCATTGTTTCGACATTTAATGAGAAATCTGGTGTTGCAGTTACAGAAGTACCTCTACTTGAACTATCATCAAATGTAAATGAATTTGGATCTATTATTTGTTTTACTGTATGATATGTTAAATCTAAGTTTCCAACTGGTATATCACTATAGTCTCCAACCAATTCATTGAGGTTTGATTGTCTAATATCAAATCCATTTGAATCATATAATGTAGTCATTTGTGTAAATGATCCAGCAAAGTTTAAAGAAGCTTCTCCAATAACGACTGGATCTGAACTATCAGCAATAGACAACGGAGCACTTATATTCATAAGAGCCTCTGCGTCAGATACAACTTCTCCTGCAAAATAAAATCCAGCTGGATGCACATATTTTTTATATAACTCACTCCAATTATTTACAGATATTCCTGTTTTTATAAGTAATCCAAAGGTTTGATATAATTCATCATTTTGAATAAATTTTTGAGATTCGACACCAATTTGACTTGCAGAATCTCCTAAAACAAAAATAGACTCTTTACCATAAACAACTTCTGCTCTTTGTTGGAAAAACAATCTAAAAAATTCTTCCATAGAAAATCGACTGCCTTTTAACTTAGTCAATTCTGCTATTCGAGTTGCAGCATATCTTGCATCACTAAAAATATCTCCAGATTTTAAACCTCCACTTATTTCAGTAATAAGATTATCTAATCTATCTTCTGGAGTTTCTCTAATATCCTTTGTTGCAAAAATTCTACGAGTATCATCACCAAACGCATGAGTTCCATCTGCAGAATCTAAAAAATCATAATATTTTTCTAGAAAAGTAACCAGTGTTGGAAACTCTGTAGTATAAAACTCAGGTAAAGCTTCTCTTACTTTTCTGACATTAAAGTTTTTTAATCTTCTTTGACTATGATAATCAATTGACATTTATATACTTACCGATGTATTTTGAAAATCTAATACTGCTCTAGATGATGAAAGAGCCGTATCAATATCTATTACATAATTTCTTAAAGGTCTTATTGTGCTTTGATTAGCAGGAACAACTGTTAATGTTATAGCATTACCTTCAAATGCAGTTGGCTTAAATCCAATAATATCTACAATTCCGCTAGTGCTGTTATAAGATCCAACATTATCAACTTCAATTGTTCCATCTACAGAAACAACCTGGAGTTTAAAACTATTATTTTGATTTCGAATAGAACACGTTTGCGAATTAAAAGTAAATTGAGTTGTTGTTATAGTTGGTATTAATGGTTGAGGTTCTGCTATAGCAACTGGAAAATTAATTTTATATGATTGCAAATTATTAACAATTGGAACAAAATTTTGTTTCATTTTAATATCCATTTTAGAGTTTAATATTGCAGGATCAATTGCGTCTATTATTGTAAGTAAGTTAGATCTTCTAAACACTTTATCAAATTTTCCTAAATTTGCAACAAAATAGTTATTAATTGTTGTTTGTACTACATTTTGAATAGCTTGTGCTGTTGCGTTAGTTAAATCCGGATCTAGATTAAAAGTTGTTTGAACTTCTAATAGTGTTTCAATTGGATCTACAAATTCTGTAAATATTGACATTATAGCCATGTTATCACTAAGATCACGTCTTATATCATCTTTTACCGTTTGCTGTACATTTGCACTTATATTATCTTTAAATTTTAATCCAACATAAACAACGCCGTATATTGGTGGTACAGCATCTGCACCGCCATATGCAGTAACATCGTCTAAATAAGCTCCATAGTTTGCTAATATTTGACCTTTATAATCTTCTGCTGTTACTAATCTTCTTTGTGATATAAAAGATATAGGTGCATTTTGTCTTATTGATTCTATATTTTCTTTATATGCCCCACCAGCAGAAACTGTTACTGTTGTTGTGCTTATGTTATAAGCTACGCCGTTAACGGAAAAGGTTGATGTTGGTGTAAATGTAGTAGCACCATTAGCAAGAGTTCCAACAGTTGATAAATAATCTATAACAATTTTATTCCCAGCAACTGGTCTTTTTCCTGTAGCTATGCCATTTCCAAATATAATTTCATAATATCCGTTAGGTGCTTCTTTAATTTGAAAATATGTACTATCATCTGTAATTCTTATTGCTTTATTAATATTAGTATAAGTATCAAATAATGGAGATGAAGCTGTATTAAAAACTCGTACTCTCATTGTTTTATGATCCATTGTCATATCTGGTATCACGTATACTTGAGAATCTCCAGTATCACCAACAAAAAAAGTTTTAGTTTTTTCTGTGCCTTCAAATACAGGTATAGGCGCGCCATCTGTGTCGTTTATAAACTGATAAAAACCAGTTCCACTATCTATAGCAGTAAAATTTTCACGAGTTTGAAATGTATAAGTCACCCCTGCAACGCTTGATGTAAATTGAGTATTTCTTGGAAGTGTTAATGTTGTTGGTCTGTCTGCGGCATCAATTTGAACTGCTAAACTCAATTCTGCTTCTGATGAAGTATATGATTTAGGCACATATCCTAAACCTTCAGCTAAAGAGACAACTGAGCTTCGAAGTTGAGCAGTGTTAATAAAAGATTCGTTTAATCCAAAATTTGAGACTAATCCTGAAAAATGTGTGTTATATGCTAATACATCTAAAATATTACTTAGGCCTGAAGCTTCAAAGTCATAATCAGCAAATTCTGTTTGTTGCTTTAAATAATCTTTTAGTCTAGCCTTGATAGTATCAAAATCAAGTTGAGTTGATCTAATGATTGTTGCCATTTATCTTAACCTCGTTAAATTTATATCTGTAGTAACAACTTGACTTGTATTAACCACTTTAAACGTTACAGTTACTTTTATTTCGTGTGAATCTTCTCTTAAATTACTTGTAATATTTAAAACTTCTGCTCTTGGTTCAAAGGTTTCAATAGCAATTGTAATTTGCTCTTTTAATTCTGCATCGTCAATATCTGTATTAAGAGCAAAAAGTAATGAATTTAAGTTTCCACCAAATCTTGGTTGAAAAGGTTTTTCACTAAAATTAGTTAGTAATAAATTTTTAACAGCTTGTTTTACTGCAGCTGCATGTTCTTTTTTAAAAACATCGCCTGTTGCTTTTTTTGCAAAAGTCAAATCGATATCACTATAAGTTCTGTTAGTTGCAGAAAGTATAGTTCTAGTACCAATATTTCCGTCTTCTACTGAAAAAGCTCTTATAGGCATACTTTTTTCCTTTTGTTCTATTTATAACAGTTATGTGCTATTATTTATGTCTGTTGTAGGTAATACTTCTAATAATTCACCAGTAACTTGATTTATGTTATTATATCGAGTTTCTATTTTATTATTATATGTCACTGACCAAGGTGGTATGACTTCAGGCATTATTAGTACTATTTGAGCATTTATACTATTATCCGGATTATAATTATCGTAATCTAAAATCATCTTATCAAAATTTAAATTATCTTTCCAGTATATTGCAAGATTAAATGTTTTTTCTACAGCAATATCGCCTTTAAAATCTATGAGTTCATAAACAACAGCTCGTCCTTTAGACATTAAATAATTTACCCCATCA